GTAACTTTGCCTGATGCCTCAAGGCCTGGGTCAGTCCGCTGGCCCAGGGGGCGCAGGGAGCTGCTAATGGCAGTTCGGTACTAGGGAGAACCTAGATCCAGAGGATGAGACCGACTCAGCACGTCACGCCGGAAGGCGAACACGGTTGCAAAGGATCCTTTCCTTCAATTGGGGTCTCTAAGGGGTAAAAGAGGCTATGTTCGAGTTGCCTTCCCGTAATGGGGGGCAGGACTGAACCGTCGCACTCTAAGGTACGGAGATAACAATAGAAACTCCCTCTGGTCTTAGGTAAGTGGGCGGTAAAGGAAATCTGGGTTGGAAACAACCCAGGGGGCTTGGATATCCTTGATATCGACTTAGACAACCCTAACCGGCTAACCACCGGGAGCTTGCTAAAGCGACCTGCGGCCACCTGGACACTGTCCTCAGTGGGAACCGAAGGGTTAACGGTAGTTCTTCCTCACGGATTTACGAAATTAAACAAAGTTTAAAATGCAAGGTATAAAACACTTATATAAAGTGCTAGTGCCAAGCACGTTAACTTGGTCCTTTCTGGTAAAACAGAGAGTAAAACTAGCGGCGTCGATCCTTCGGATCGTACCGTTGGTCTTTGGGCAATTAACAAGTTCCTACGTGAAAGTCGTCTTCGGGTTTGCCTCGAATGTCGCGACTCTGTACCGGCGACAAGGTCCGAAAGGCTGTGCTCTTTACCTGAAAGTCTGTGGCGTTGCTTTACAGCAAGCTGCAGGCGGGATGGTGAATCACGGCACTTGGGCCTTGGGAGCTAACATCCGGCGCACGCGCCGGGGCCTTCCCAGGATTATAAACCCTCAACATAGGGCTCGAATCCACCAGGGTGATGTGGGAGTGATCAGACTTTGGCTTACTCTGTTTGGGCTCTATAGAGTTATAGAGTTCCCAGGAGCGCTGAAGCTGAAAACAATCACACAGCCAGGTGTAGATCTCACCTTATTTATGGAGGAGTGGAAGTCTTGGGTCCCTAACTTCTACGAGAGATCCCGGTCGATAACCGGGGATCCGTGGAAGGTAAAGGTCACGAAACTAGCACCGGTCTCTATACCCTTGATACAGAAGTGTTCCCCGAACTCGGGGGGCTTTACCTCAGTAATGGGGATTCTGTGGGATATCCTGCTCATGGGAGCACATCCTGGTATGGATTCAGCCGTGAAATCATGGCTGGCCATCGTTGATGGTATTGAGTTAACCTGGGCCTTCAATGGGATACTCAAGGTTTTAGATGCATGGGCCCTACAAAAGTGGGACTCCGTGTATTCTAAAATAAGAGATGATCTCCGCCTTGGAAGAGACCATCAGGGGTCTCCCCTAGCTATGGTAGTAAAGTGGCAGTCCGGGATGGGTACCACATCTGGTACCTATCATCCGTTGTTACCCTTGACCATTGATTTTAAGTATCTACTTAGATCATGGTACTTGGACTACTATTGGGGGAAACCTCTGTGGTTCGGTCGTTTAGCGTTCTTGAAGGAGCCCGGAAAGATCCGGGTGGTAGCCATGGTGTCCCTCATCACCCAAACGCTCTTGCACCCCGTGCATGAGTGGATATTTCAGAGGTTGCGCCTCATACCCACCGATGGTACGTATAATCAAATTAAGCCTGTAGAGGCTCTTATACGTAAACTCGGCAAGGATAGATGGATTGCATCCTATGATTTATCGGCGGCGACCGATCGATTACCAATATCGATTCAGGTCGAACTCTTGAAACCGTTGTTGGGTGAGAAACTGGCCTCCCTTTGGGCTTACTTACTTGTGTCCCAGCCGTATGGGCTACCTCGAAAGGCGGTTAAATACCGTCGATTGGGGACCGATAGGGTCTGGTACGCAGTAGGACAACCAATGGGTGCCCTGTCATCGTGGGCCTTGCTCGCATTGACGCATCATGCAATTGTACAGTTAGCTGCATCTCGGGTTTACCCGGAGATGTCAGGATGGTTCCTGCTGTATGCAGTACTTGGGGACGATGTGGTTATTGCTAACCGCCCCGTGGCCAAGGAGTACCTTCGGATAATGGGATCCCTTGGTGTGGAGATTAGCTCAGCTAAGAGCTTGGTCTCCTGCACCAGTTCCCTCGAGTTCGCTAAGCGAACCTTTATCCGGGGGCAGGATTGTTCACCGATCTCTCTTGCGGAGGTCATGGTTGCACGCTGCAACCTTGGCTCCTTAGGGGAGTTGGTAACAAAGAATATGAAGTTCGGAGTAATCCGATTTTCTTCTGTAGCTCACTTCCTTGGTTTCGGGTACCGAAACCTGGCTCAACTGCCAGTTGGGTTGGGCGTAGGGAATCGTCTCAGCAAGGTCCTCGCTTACCTTTGCCGTCCGGGCGGGTCTTTTCCAATGCCTTTTGAGGCTTGGATCAGCTCCGTAGCACCGGGCGGAAAGGACTCAAGCATTGTGGACCTTAGAGCGTGGGTTACTGCCTCCGTTCTTTGGGAAACAATCTTGGGGTATCTCCTTAGGCGATCTAGTAAGGTAGCCAAGATGCTCTTCTGTGTTACCATGTTCAACGTTGTTCAGGATTCTTTCAAGAAACCTGACACGGCGAAATGCGCTGACCAGAAGAGATCTATGGAAGGGGCGGCACATGGCGTGCGTACCCCTTTCTTTGGACCCTCCTTGGTGAGGTTCTTTAACCTTGAGGTGCTTGCACCCCAGTTTTCAGAATTCTTCAAGGAGTGGATTTGCTATCCTTACCAGTTGAAACTAAGACGACGATACGAGGTGATCGATGATACCTTGCGGGTGCTGGATCCGAGGATCCTCCCCGACTGGGTTGGTCTAGAGTCTCTTTGGAACCAAGTCGTATCTGCTGAGGAAGGGATTGATTCCCTTCCGACGCATGTGGAGTTCGTCGAGCGTCCTTCGGACGCAACGGCTCCCTCAACAGGTCTTATCAACCTTTGGGTACGGCTTCGAACCCTAGCAACTCGAGAGGTCAAACCAGTCAGTAGCGTATCAACTCGTTTCTCCAAACGGCGTATGCCAATTAGGAGACGGGCTTCTGGGTAGTCAACCTGGGGCCTGGAACACCCAAAGTTTGGTCTGGGGGAGCATGCTCTTCCCAGCCAACCAAATAGATGTGCGCACCTAAGCGC